CCGCGCACATAGCGCTTGTTGCCGACATAGCAGACGGAGCCGATGGTGGCCGCCGCCGTTTCTGCGGTCAGCGTCACCAGATCTCCCAGATATTCGCCTGCCGAAACGTCTGCAAAGTCCGTGCCGACCAGCGTATCAGAGTGCTGCAACTTCATTGTGAAGCCCGCATCCGTGCCCGCATCCGTGACCGTGACCGTTCCAAGGTCAAACGTCGCGGTGCTGAAACCACGCACATCAAAAGCCGCCGAGGCGTTGGGCGTGATGCCGGAAAGGGTCTGATTTGCCCCCCGGATCACTTGGGTATTTGAAAGACCATCACGCATTGATTTACTCCTTATGCGTTAGAATTGCCGGGGGCAGGATCACCCCCGGCTGATTTTGTTAAGCCCCAAAACGGATCAGCTTGAGCGCTTCAAAGTTTACGACATCGCCGCCGACGCGCTTCGTGGTGTAGAAACCGACGTAAGGCTTGGCGGTGTAGGGGTCACGCAGCACGCGGATGCCGACCCGATCAACGATCTGGTAAGCCGCCCGCATATCTCCAACCGCAATCGAAAGCGACGCAGCGGCGGGATCTGGCATATCCTCAAACGACGCCATTGGATAACCCAAGATCGAAGCAGGCTGACCGGCTGCAATGCCTGGCGCCCAGATGTAAGACCCGTCAGTGTCTTTCAGCTTGCGCACGGTCTTTGTGGTCGCACGGTTCATAAACCATGTGGCATTGGCGCGATACTGAGCCTTGAGGCCATACAGCGCATCAATCAACACGTCGCCGCCGTTTGGTGCAGCGGCAAACGCGCCGGATACGCCAGTTGGCACTTGCTCAATCGTGCCGGGCAATGTGGTGCCGGTTGCATAGGTCAAGAACCCGCGAGGCTTGGATACGCCGTCGCCTGTGACAAAAGCGTTAGCTTCATCACGGGCAAACTTTTCGGAAACCTTGCCAGCCAGCCAAGCTTCCAGATTGATTGCAGCATCATCCAAGACCTTTTGCGTGGCCTTTGGAAATGCGAACAACTCATGCACCGGAATGCGCCATGTTTTCAACTGTGGCGTGCTGGTTTCAGCGCGGGCTTGAGTTTCAGAAACCCAACCGGATGATGCCTCGTCCAAGTCGAACAAGCCCTCAAGCGCGTCAGTGCTGATCGTCTGCACAGAAGCATACGCGCGCATTGGCGAAGTCTCGAATACCTTGGTCACAACGCGGCCCGACATATCGGGATAAACGACATATCCGCCGTCAGGATCAGACCCAACGGAAAGCGCCTTCATTTCGTTTGCGCCCATGACCTGATCGCCCTTGCGCAGGTAGGACATAAATTGATCTTTGTAGCCGTCAAGCTCTTTTGCGCCGAAGTTGGACGCGCGCGAACCGGACTTGCGGGCGATCATATCGGCCCATGCCAACGCCTTTTGGTCAAGATCAACCTCGTTGCCCTTTGCATCTGTCACAATGCGCGATTGGCGCTTGGCAGACAGCACAGCCTCATCGGCCTTCTTTTGTGCAACGTCCAAATCGGCCTCAATCTTGGCCAGCTTGGCTTCGGTCACGGGGTCAGCCGCGCCTTTGCTTTCGATCTCTTTCAGACGCGCGTCGTTTGCGGCCTTAAATTCGATAAATGCGGTGTTGATGGTATCAACCGCCTGTTTGATTTCGTCAGACATGGAATGCCTCCTTCAGATTGTTCAATGATTGCAATAGGGATTTAGCCCTTTCATCGCCGTCATCCGATCCAGCATCCCGCAGTCCGGTTAGGCCTTTGAAGCCATGCAGCGCAAGCGCCGTGGCCTCCTTGCGGCTATAGCCTGCATCCCGCAGGAAAGCCTCAAATTCACGTTCGGTGGACAGCGCCTTAACGTCTGTCACCTTTGCGGCTTCATTCATTGGGAATGTCACAAGGCTGATTTCAAACAAATCAACCTCAAGCAACTTCCGAATGCGCCCGCCGCCCTCTTGCACAGCCTCGACCGTGCGATATCCGATTGAAACGCCTTCAATGGCCCCAGCCCGCAGCATAACCATGGCCTCTTCTGCAAGCCGAATGCCTTTCAGCAACCTGCCCTTGAAGTATAGGCCGCGCTCATCCTCGCTCAGAACGTCCAGAACCCCGATGACCTTTTCAGTGTCATGCTGCCACAGGAGCTTAACCTTGCGCCCAGAGCCTAGCGTTTTGGTAAACGCGCCGCGCTCCACCACATCAAGCCCTTGGTCAACAATGCCGAAAATTGACGCATAGCCCTCAAACTCGCCATCCGCGTCCGGTTCTTTTTTCAACTCAAAAGCGGCGTGTTTGTGTTCGATCATGCGTCTGCCCCATATAGGTTTGTTACGTTATAACATAACAACAAGGCGCGCGCTAGTCTGTCAGGTTTTGGAAAACTTCAATAGCTTTATTGCATCTGCATTAAACGGCAAGGCATTGGCGATGCTTTCAATCTCCCTGCTACACCCGAACGCAATCGAGAAAGAGCCGCTTGATATGTCTGGCATGGTGTTGTCAGTTTCAACGCCATAACCAAGCATTGTATGCGGTGGCATCATGCCAGCCTCTGCCCACAAGTTCAATACAGGTGATCCATCATTATCTTTCATTTTAGCAATGGACATAGCAGTTCTGAAAGACATAACAAATTTAGCGCCGCGCAACCTATGTTCCTGCGCAAGCAATCTAGTCATTTCGTAAAGCAGATTACAAGCGCCATCCGTTGAAAACCCACCATCAACACCAGTTGCGATGTATTCAAAAGGCCCATTCATTTTTATCACTCCAATGATTTATCCACAATACATTAAAACTTCATAAGCTTGATTGCCTCAAAGTTTACAACGCCACCACCGATGCGCTTTGTTATTGGGTCAACAATTCGCTCGGCAATGGTGTAACCGCTGGCAAAATCGCCAAAGGCAATCGCAAAGGCATTGACCACAATATCCGGCATATCCTCGCAAATCAGCACGCCATAGCCCATCAACCGTGCAGGCTCGCCCGCTGACAAACCGTCCGACCACAAAAAGCGCCCACCGGCATCCTTCATTTTGCGCACCGCGCCTGCGGTTTTCGAGTTCATGACAAACGTGGCATTAGCGCGGTAGGTAGCTGACAAGGAATAAACCAAGTCGATGATCTCATTTGCAGAAAAATTACCAGCGTCCACATAGCCTAAACGCCCACCAATCCATGATTTATTTTCGATTGTTTCGCACCTAAGAAACCCGCGTGGCTTATCTATACCATCACCATTTACAAAAGCATTGTTTTCAAGTGCCTGCATTGATGTTTCTGACCCGCGAACCTCATGCAAATAAATGCTAGTTGTCCCGCTTGGGTAATTTGCAAATGATAACGTGTTACATTCAACATTGTATAAGCGGCAAATATCTTTCATGTGTTTCACGGTTAATCTCTCCAAAGATGTCTCCACAGACTTTGAACCTTTACACACAAAACACGGCGTTGCAACACTTATTCTCTCACAACCCAACCCATAGCGCAACGGCAGTTGATAACCTGGCCCGCACTGCCAGCTGGATCGCCCGGGTACATTAAAGCCTCGCCGCCGATGTCAAACGGCACGTCCTTGGCGGCTATCTGCCCGTTGGCAAGCGCGTGGTCTTCTCGCGTGCGCTCGTCTTCTGCGCTGATCCACTCTTTGTCCAGCAACAGCCCTGTTTCATCAGCCGCCGCAAACGCGCCATAGTTAGCCGCCCCGTGGGTTTCTGTGCGTGCAATCATCGCGGCGCGCGCCGTTGTCATAATTGGCACGGCCTCGCGCACCAGCTTTGCAACGCCGAATTGCCCAAGCCCTTCCTGATACCCTCGATCAACGGCATTGACGATCTGTTGCCGCGTGGTATTGGCGACGTAAGTAATTCGCGCGCGTATCATCTCGCTTGCGATATAGCCCAGCGCAAGCCGCGCCATTGTTGCGGCAAAGTCTTTTGTTTCCAGCGCCTGCCCGCTATCCTTGCCTTGCTGCACCACGCGCCCGCCAAACACGGCCATAGTAGCGATTGCCATTGCCTGATAAAGCGCCGTCAGCCGATCGATGTGGTCGCGCGCAAGAGGCACATCGCCCGTGTATTCGTACACGTCCAGCATATCCCGCATGGCCCGCGCTAATTCAGCACGCACGCGCCGCGCAAATCCATCTTCTAGACGATCCAACAAGATCACCTGCCGCCTTTGTTCCCGGCGCGGGTTTTGGTCAATTAGTCTTCGCACCATAAACCCATGCTTTGATATCCTCTGGCGTCAATTCAGGTGGCACCACAGGCACAACAGGATCCGGCTCTGGTAGCGGCTCGGTCGCCATGTCAAGGCTGATCTGCGATGAATTGACCAGCAGCGCATCGCCGCCAGCGATAGGCTTGTAGCCCTTTAATTCGCGGCGCTCGTTAATGGTCAAATCCGTTGCACGGTCCGCCATGTCCCAAAGCGTCTGCCGCTTTTCAACAATCGCGGGGATCTGGTCAAGGTCCGGCTTTAGCATCAACTCGCCGCCGGTCAGCCATTCAGACCAATCTTGCGCAATCCAATCCAACAACGGCACAACGGTATCTTCCCAAAACGCCAGCCGCGCCTCGGCATAGTTGGAATAGGTGTTGTCGCCTGGAATGCCAAGCAACTGCGGCGGCACGCCAAAGCCAAGCGCAATATCACGCGCGGCTGCGTTCTTTGCCTCAATGATGCCCATATCAGTCGGGCTAAGGCCCATTGGCTTCCAGTCAAGCCCGCCCTCAAGCATCATCGGCCTGCCAGCGTTGCGCGATCCTGAATACTGCTCATCAATCTGTGATTTCAGGCGATTGAACGCCTCATCCGAGAGCGTCTCATTATTGCCCATGACCATGGCGCCGGACGGCCGCGCGCTATTCTGTAGCAGCGCCTGCATCCACTGCATAGCCTCGTTGTGCTGATCGATTGAATAAGCTGACGCCTCAACGGGTGACATTCCATACCAATCGTCCAGCGGGTTAAACATGCGGATATGCCGAATATCGCAATCTTGCGTTTGCTCGTCCGCATCCCATTGATGCTTGCGGCCATTCATTTCGTATGTGTACCCGCGCGGAAAGCCGGTATCGCTTGGCAAGACTTTCATGCGATCCGGGCGAAGCTGATACAATTCGCGGACGGATTGCCCGACCTTTACCCGCTCCTCGTATCCATTGCCCGACAATAGCAAATAGCCGATTTTGGCTTGAATGTATTGCGCGCCTGACTGCATGGGGTTTGGGCGGTCGAGTAGGTTCAAGACTTCATGGTCGATGATTTCAGTCTCGCCGCGCCATAGCGTCCACCGCACGGATGCAACGGCGTCTGCGATGCGGTTTACGGCCTGATAGGCCACCACGTTGCGGCGGTATGCCTCATCTGCAAACGCCTTGTAATCACGGCCAGACCACACGGCTTGACCAGGTGCCATGACCATCATCGCGCCCGTTGCGCTTGCTTTTTCTTCGCGGCGTCCAAAAATATTTGGAAATTTCATGCAATGGCCCTTATCCGGTTTCTGGCATGTTACAATATAACACGATGAAAGGCTATAGCGCGCGAATGCGAGGCGCGGCCTTGCTGCGTATCATCGGCCCGACGGCATATCGCACGGCGTCCCACCCGTGGTTATGGGCGTCAACTATGGCCGTCGTGATGTCGCCTGTATTGCGATCAATCTTGTAGCTGTAGAGCCGAGCCTCGCGCTGCATGTTGCTGCAGTCTGGATGGATGACAATGCGGCGGAACGACCGCAGATATGCGATGCCGTCTTCAACGCTGCCAGGCCACTTATCGACCGATTGCGCGCGGGGCAGGCCGTGGCGCTTGAGATGCGATATGCTTTCAGGCCGTGAGTTATCCCACCGGCTGACTGCGGACGCAAACGCGGGTATTGCGCCGATTACAAAAGCCGATGTGTCGTCCAGTTCCAAGCCCGTCTTGAACGCCTCGCGCCTGATATACAGATCATCACCAGCCAGCCATATTTCAACGGCGGCGGTCGGATCTTGCGAGAATCCAAAGTCGCCCCCGAAGTACGGCCCATGCCAATCGCCTGTTGGCTCGAATGCCTCCACCTTGATCTTGCCCGCGAATACCTGCGCATCGCTGTTTTCAAGATATGCGCCTTCCCAAACGTGGGCATATGTTGCGGGGTCAAGGCGCGTTTGCTCACGTTGCCTTAGCTGATCGAGGCCATGCGGAAAGAATGGATTATCGGACCAATTGACTTCTGTCACGATTGCATTGTACGGCGGCGCTTTGCGAAAGCGTTTATCAACCGGCGATCCATCAAGCCGCGGGTTCCAGATTGCCCACAACTCCGACTTTGGTTGCCGGAATACGGTCGCCTCCAGCGCAAGCCATGATTGTTCTGGCACGTCCTCGGCTTCTTCTACGATGGTCAAATCTATCTTGGCCAGTGACTTGATGCTGCCAACGCTATGGCGCAATCCGCGAAAGACAAACTCGGTGCCATTCTTTCCGCGCAAATAATCCACGCCAACGTCATAATGCGCCTCAAGCCAAGGCTCGGACGCAATCGCGGCTTTTAATTCCGCGTGGAAGCTTTCCTTGATGCTTGCCTGAAATTCGCGCGTGCATAGAACGCGGATGGGATCAACGTATCCCCATATCGCCGCCATCTTTGCAGCGCCGTATGATTTGCCAGATCCGCGCCCGCCGTGCAGCAATCGATATTGCACTGATCCGCGTGGCGGTGCGAATGCGTCTCGCAGCTTGCGCGGTAGCTTAACCGTTGCCTTCGTCATCGTCTGCCGCGCTTAGGATGATCGTGGTTGGCATATCCTTGCCGTTGGTCGTATGGTCGACTGCCTGCACTGGCGCGCCCAATCCCCGATCTTCGCTGTCCTTTAGAAGCTTGAGCATTGCGGCATCCACGAATTGATCCAGCACTTCATCTGTGCTGCATTCTACCAGCCGCGCCTCAGCTGCCCGCAAGATCCGTTCACGAATGCGCATTGCCGTTTCAGCGTTTTGCAGTTCAAGGCGTTTTTGTTCGGATGTTTTGCCGTTTGGATTGCCTTCTGGTTGGCCAAACCGCCTATTTCGTGGCGGTTTGCCCTTTCCGACTTCATATGATCCTGTTTCGCTCATTAGGGAAGCATACCACATCATTCTGATTTTGTCACGTTGCCGATCAATCTTGTGCAACGCGGCGCAGCGCATCCCGATCCACGCGTCCGTCAATGAATGCTTTTTGCAGGAATGAATGATCCATCCCGGCCAGGCTGCACACTTCGCGAAAGTCTCGCCCGGCTTTGGTAATCCACTCGATTGCGGTTCGTTTTGCTGCG